CTAAATATTAAACTAAAAAATACCTAACTTTTTTCTTGCATTTATAATGCTATTTCTTACTTCAGTTGGATTAGCTTTAGCTATATAGTGTTTACTTGTAACTCCACTACTAGAGTGATTTGCATAACTACTAGCTAAGCCTAACCCAGCCAAATTGTTTATTAAATTAATGCTAGTTTTCCTAAGAGTGTGAGGATATAGATCCTCTATTCCTAAAATTTTTCCTAGCTTTCTAATCCTGTTCCTAATTGCTCCTTGTGTCATCTGCTTGTAGATTTTTCCATACTTAGTAACAAAAAACCAATCTACATCTACTCCCTTATCTATTCTGTAGTCTAACCATTCTTTTATAAGCTCCTTACATTTTTGGAAAAAGAAAGCATTAACTATATAGCCCTCTTTCTCCTTAACATCTCTAAAGTACCCATTTTCTAAGTCTAATTGTTCCATTTTTAAGTTTTGAATAGCACTAATCCGACAAGCACTATCCAAAAATAATTCCCATAATATCCTATCTTGCAAGTCATATTTTTTAGATTCCACTTGCATATACAATCTAACTGTCAGTATTTGCTCTGTTGTAAGAAAATAACTATTTCTAACCTTGTCTTTTTCTGTAAATCTAAGCTTATCTAATTTACTATCGAAAGGATGGTACTTAATTTTGTTCCTTCTAACACACCAAGCATAAAACGTAGATATTGCCGTAGTTTTGTTCATCAAAGTCCTTTTAGAATTTCCTAAACTTCTACAATAATTTCTATAGCACTCTATTATAGTTGGCATTTCTAGTAACGTTTCTTTACTTAAAAGCAACTTATTTTTATACGACTTTTGAAACCAAACTAAAAATAACTTAAAATTATTACAGTAAGTTTTGTAAGTCGTATTCCAAGTATCCCAGTTGCTGCTTTTGCAACTATTTAGATACTCTAAATACACATCCACATTTTCTTTTTTTAGATTTTCTAAAATCATTAATTGCATAATTAAAACCTCCTGTTTTTGATAAGTTAATTATACATTTCTTAAAATAATGGAAAATCTATGTAAATCAGAAAAACTTTATGATGGGAAAACTGAATCTGTTGGGGTAATTTTATTTAATAAACTTCCAGAATGGGTCAAAACTTTGAAAATACAAGGAAGCAACGATGATGGTTACTATTTTCAAGATGTTTACATAAGTGTAGAAACACTAAAAGAAAAAATAGTTTTTGTATCAATAGGATCACTAAATGATATTAGGATTTATGGTTTATCTCTAAAAAATGGAGTCTTAAAAATAGAAAATGCTGCTAACTCAAATACAACTGCTGATAATAATTACATTAGGAAAATATATGGATTAAGTTATTAGACCAAACAACATAAATTCAAGTAGTGTAAAATACAGTATTTTTACTGTAGATAAGTTTAATCTAACATATAAAAAGTATCTAAGTACATACTTTCAGTTACATCTAATTTACTCAAAATATATAAATTTCCTGTGTTTGCATCATAACGAGTTCTCGCTGTTCTCCCGCTTGGATGAGAAACTATTAGTTTTAAATTAAAAGTTTTTGGTTTATAGCCAATTGGAAATGTAAACAGTAAAGTTCCCTCGTTTAGAGTATTAGAAACACCTGAGGGGATATCTAGAAAAACATGTCCTAGATTCCCTATTTTTTTAAATTGTAAAGCTGTATATCTAGTCCCTGCTGTTTTATCTACAAAATCATATTTGCGTAAATTTTCCATAGTGGAAAATCTAAACAGAAATTTCAAAATACTATGGCAAGGAACATCCCACGAAGTACAGTTTTATACTACTAACATTGGTGCAAATATAAACTTTGATAATATTTTTTCTCTAACAATTGTAGGAAATACTACTTGTACTATTCCTGGTGTTTTATTAAAAAAACTAGCAATAAATCAAGAACTTATCATTGGTCATGATAATGGAGTTAGATCCGATGCAGTATTTTTCTTTAAAAAAGTATCTAATACATTTGGAATATTTGGTACTCGAGGATTTGCAGAAGATATACACCTGCATGGCTATAATACTTTAATTGTAGAATATTAAGCTAAATAAGCAACAATTACCTTCAATTGATTTAATGGATAATTTGCTACGTTTCCTAACGCTCCAACTCTTAGCATTTTAGCTGGAATATCTAGATTGCAATATTCTCCCCAGTTTCCCTGATTTATGTTAGTTATAGATATAATTTTATTTATATTTATATGACTAGGCACAGGAGTATACCATTCGGTAATATTAGCTGTTGGATTATGCCCCAACAGATTGGTCATTTGAATTATTTCAATTTTGATTAAATTTTCCAATTTCTTTTTATTAGCCCAAATTGATATCTCTTCAAAGTCAGCATTTGGAACACTTGTTCTACCACTTTGGCTTTTTAAACAGTAATAGTATTTTTGGTTAGCTGGAAAATAGTAAACATTTCCTTCAACTGCTTGGTCTACTGGAAATTGACCATTATTTTTTCCTAAAAGTCCATTTAAATTTTGAATTAATTGTCCTTCTTTTGTGTTTAAACTTTTATATAAATATTCCCATGTAATTGGAATTAATTGTTCATCTGGTGTTCCTAAAGAATTCCAACTTCTATTTCCACCAATATTTTTATACCAATGTCCATTATCAGCTAGATACTGTTTATTTTCTTCCAAATTACTTCTTCCTTTTAATGTCCCAACTGCTGTGATTCCAGTTTCTGTATAAACCTGATTAGCTATATCTCTTGTTAAATAAATAACTCCATCTCTTACATATATTTCAGCTTCTACATCACTAGAAATTGCCATGTAAATGTCTTGTATAGATTCATAAGTTTTTCCTAATCTGTTATTTGGAAAGGTATCAGCTGATACAGCTGTAGTATAAGAATAAAGAATTTCAGTTGCATCTCCTTCAATTTTTGCATAAACTCCAAATTCCTCTGTTTGAAATGATTGATCTACATCTTTATTTGATATTTGTACTGTTAAAACTGCAGTACCATTATCATTTCTTATATTCATAACATTTAAATCTAACTTTTTATTTTTTAATTCAGTAACTTCTCTTAAGTTTCCTGAATGTTTTTGATCTCCAAATGCTGCCTTAGTGAATATAACTTTTCCTTCTCCTGCTAATGCTCTTGCTAAAAGATTTCTTCCAGCATTTGTTATTATGTGACTATTAAATTCAGCCATTATTAACACCCCTTTTTTCAAAAATATATTTTCCAGTTTTACTTACTAAATTTAAATTATTAAGATAAAAATAGTCTTGCTGTGGATATAAAATTACTCTTGTTCCATATCTCATATGTGTCGCAATATACAAAGGTGATATAGAATTATTTTTGAAAGTAATACCTGTTAAATGTTGTGATTTCTTTTTAGTTTTTTCAACTCTATCTATCATAATATTTAAATTACTTTTAGTTGTTCCCATAATTTCTATTTTAAAAGTTCCATTATCTCCATTAAACTCAGGAAATTCTAATATATTGGCTTTTTCATAGAAGATATTTAAGACATCTTGAATAGCTTTATTTGTTCCCTTTATTGAATGGATTTGGAAAGATAATTTACAAGCTTTTCTTTTTTCTTCAATAGACATAGAGAAATCATAAAAATCAACACTTAATTCTTTTGCAACAAGGTCAATTTCTTTTTCTTCCATTGTATCTATTCTTTCAAGAAACTCTAAATATTCTATATTAGCAACAATATGCTTAGATATAAGTGCATCTATTACAGTTAAAACTATTTTATACTGTTTATCATTCCTTAAAATGTCAGGAGCGAGATCTCTTATATTTGTAACATCATATATAAAATTTTGCTCTTTCATCTTGATTCTGCTCCTTTATATGAAATTATTATAGTTCCACATTTTGCTAAATGGAACTTTTGTCCTATATAAGTTTGAGGTGATTTTATTTCAACTCTTCTTATCCCTTCCACATTTTTAGAAATATCTATAATATCCTGTAAATTTATGCTTTCTCCCATTTTAAAAGATTTAGTATATTGTTCTAATGAGCTTCTTAATTCTTTTTCTATTTCTGATTTCGATACTAACGAATTATCGTATACCCAGTAATCTAAATCTATATTATAATTGTGAAAAACTGGATCTTTTATTTCTAACTGGTCATTTAAAACTTTTATATTTTTGTTTTCAGTTATATAATTCTTTATTTTCTGTTTTTCTTCTTGTGAGAGATGTTCTAGTCCATTAACAACATAAATATCAATATAATTAGGTCTAGGACTGTTTATAAATACATCTGTAACAAGATTTGATGATTTCTTAACCCAATATTCATACGAACCTTCTGAACCACCTGTAGTAAATGACTCTGGAATAAGCTCTAATCTTTTTCTATATTCATCGTCATTTTCTTCTTCTCTACCACCTGTTACATCAGTTATATTAGTTATTTCTTTAATATACTCATATCTATCAACTATTTCTTTAATGTCTCCAGCTAGTATTTTCCCTAGTTCTCCAGCAATTTCAGCTACAGCTATAACATCAACATAAGTCTGCCCTTGTTTTATTTTATATTCTTGCTCTGTATAGAACATATAATTCTTATAAAGAAACCTTGTACCTTTAGCTATAATTACATCTTTTGCTACAATTGATGATATATAACATCTAATTGTAGTTCTTGCTTTATTTGCTTTTAATCTAATACCTCTTTCACCATAGAAATTTCCTTTTAAATCTAGTCTTTCTTCTCTTGAATATTTCAAGAAGTTTTGTTTTGCTACATCATTCATATTAGCTTTTATATTTGCTAATAGTGCTGCAACCGTTGAGTATAAATATGCTTCTTTTGTACATAACTCTAATCTTTCTCCTGTAATTTCTTCATGGAATCTCAAAGCGTCAGCTAATATTGATTCAGGATTAGAGTCAATCAAATTAAATTCTTTCATCTATTTCAACCTCGCATTCAATTTCAAGACCATTTTCAGTAGCTTTGCAATTAACATTATTTAATGTAAGTCCTTTTATATATTTATTCACTTGCATTTGCAGTTCATTAAATATATTATTTTTTATAACTGTAATTGGTCTATCTATCATTCTATTATCTATCCCTAAATCTCTATGGAGTGGTACTGTTCCCCTTTTTGTATTTAATAGAACATATAATTCCATTAATTTTGGATGCTTAGGAACAACATTATTTGAAACTATCATATACCCTCCTATTAATATCCTCTTAAATCATCTTCAACTAATCCACGTAGCCATTTTTTTTCATCTTTATTTTTTGAATAAATATTAGTCTTAGATTTTTTCTTTAAAACCTTTTTATTTTT